ACATAGTGTAGATCTATCTAACGAGGGAATTGCGCTATCGCAACAGTTGCTGGCGCTTACATCCGCGATTACAAACCTCGCTACGTTTGAAATTGTACTCGTTTCGGCTACTAGGGGAAATCAATGGACGAAGTAAGTATTCAATCTACCCTAGCAGCCGAATCGTCCTACGGGATGATTATGGCAAATCTACGCGAGCATATCGCGGAATTTAAGACGTGGGTAATGTCCGAGGGCAAATCGGCTGGTACCGCGGACCAGTACGGAGTACTGGTCGGATCTATGTACAAGCATGGAGACATTAGGGCCCAGGATATCTACCATGGAATTCTAGGGAAATACGCTCCAGGTACATATCCACAGCGAAATACTGCTAGGAGCGCATACCTGCGTTTCATGGGTTTGGAGGTAGCACCTAGGGCCCCACTTAACACACCGCTCAATCAGCAGCGTGCAAGGTGGTCTAGGCTACGTGCTACGTTTGCCTCTACAGTGGCGCAAATCATGGAGCTAAAGGATGCGGATCTAGTCCGTATTCCGGACCTACATGAGTTGCTAGATGGGGCTATCCAGGACTATCGTTTGAGCGCTCTGCGTACTGCGGAAGTAACAGGCAAGATTCATGTTCTTACCCCAGCAGAAACTAAGCAGCTAGGAATGCCAGAAGTGGAGCCAGATCTAGTAATTGAATCGGCGCCCACAGGAGAGTTGCTAGATGAAATTATTGCCTCCTCGGGATCAGTTAGTTACATTGAAGATTCAGAGGAAGACGAAGATGACCAAGAAGACATTGGGACAACTCTACGCAAGATCAGGGCCCTGCTAGGAGATGAAGAATGAACCTAGCGAATGTGCTCCTGATCGATAGAGATCAGGTAGCAACCTTTCTACAATACATCGTGGCGGGAGGTCGACCCACGCACTTTTTCTGTGTAGTGGGTATCAAGCGTAAGCACCTACGCGCGGAGGGCGAACCCGAAATTGTATGGAAGCACTTTCGCTCCACTGAATTGGATTCAGCTATCCAGTACATTGGACTACTGGTGGCAAATAAGCGCGATGCATACGCACAGGTAGCATTGCAAACAGCGGTGCCACCAAAACGCGGTACCAAGGATTTTGTAGCTGGTACGGCTACCCTGTGGTGCGATTACGACAGCTACAAAAGCAATGAAACTATCGAGCAATCGCGGTTGGAGCTTGAGCGGTACGACCCTCCACCGACGTTGATGATTAATAGCGGTGGTGGAATCCATGCCTACTGGAGGCTCGAGCGATTTGTAGAGCAGCAGGCGGACATTGAAAACCGCAATTTTGGAATCGCATCGAAACTAAAGCAGGATGCCTGTCACAGTTTCGAGCACATTTTGCGGATTCCAGGTACTTATAACTTTAAGGACCCAGCAGGGTTCCGAAAAGTTACAATCATCAGTCAGAATGACCATGTGTACAGTCTGAATGATTTTGCTGCTGTGACGGTCGAGGCCGTCTATTCCGGATCAATTCTAGAGGAGGAGGAATTCAACAAGGTAGAGATCGCACAACTTGGAGTGGAGTTGTACGGACGGATTCTACATGGATCTAAGTCCGACGATCGCAGTACCAACGATTGGTTCGTAGCTTGCGCCTTGCTAGAGCGAGGATACACTCCCGGGCAGGTGCTATCGGTCTTTTTGACCGATGAATACTACGTGGGTGCCAAGGCTCGACAAACCAATGGTATTCGGTACGCAACGCGTACTATTGAAAAAGCGGCCAGGCAGACCAAAAAGAAATTCAAGGCCCGGCCAGCAGCCCCATTGCAAGAGCTGATTAATCCCCTTATCACGACTGATAAGGATGGGACCCAGAAGATTGATCTGCCCGTGCAACCTTATGAGTTTATCAAGGAAGCTTGTAGAATCCTAGAAAATAAGGGATACAAGTTTGTGTACGACGATGCAGATAATGCTCCATACATTCTGACGCCCACAGGAGAATTGATTCTAGCTAGGGATAGTAATCGGCTCTATGCAGCTTGGATTTCCCACGTCACCCTATTTACGGGGGAGTCACGCGCCCATAGGATGTTCCTAACCGGAATCTCGGCATACGTATCGGAATCCGGTGAAAGAGCGCGGGTTCACCCGTGGTCGTGGGTAGAGATGGATAAGGGGAATCTATGGTTGCTGGGGGACCATGAACAGTTTAGGTCGGTGTATAGATTGGGGGCGGGGAGCGATAATGTGTTGAAGGTTCCTAATGGAACCTGCAATTACCTATTTTTCCCCAGCGAGAACACATTCAACAACAATATTGAACTACCCACATCCCTTATGGATGTAGATGTACATAATATTAGCGAGCTGTTTGATCTAACCTATGAGTATTTTGCAGTACCGGCACCTATCAAAGCTTTTTTGGCAGTGTATATGTTGGCGGTCCCGATTGCGCACTGCTATGTAAAGAATGGCATGCTGCCGCTACTACACTTGACGGGGAGGGCGGGTCACGGAAAGACAGAGATCTTGAAGATTCTAGGTGCGTTCGCACACGGTACGTCGGAACCCGAATCGGGGACCACTATCGCGTCGGCCCGCAGCATTGCCTCAAAGGACATTCTAATGCCCTTCGATGACTATGAAAGTCTATCGAAGGACCTTAAAGAATTCATTTTGACGTCGGCCACAGGAGCGAAGCGCCACAAAATGGCCGCTGACCGGTCGACAGTTATTACGCAACGCAACCACATTCTCATCGCCCTATCCTCTGTGGCAGATCTTCCAACGGATACATTGAGACGCCGAGCCTTTCGTGTGGAGGTTAGCCATCCCAGATGGCCGACGGCTAACTACAATTCGATGTACAGAGATAAATTACTTAGGAATAGAAACAAGTTCTGGAGTATGTACTGCAAATTTCTAGTCCACGATATCCTGCCAGAGTTTACTTCGGCAGTGTATTATGATCTAGTTGATAAGGTTGCAGCTCAAATTCTGGTCCCCGAGTTTAAGCCAATGGCAGAGTTTGTTGCGCTATGTATATTCATCGCGCAGAAACTAGCCAAATACGATACTAGGTTTGACCTGCAAGATGGCAAACTGCTAATGGCCTGGCTCGCCTACTTTGGAGTGTGTGATGACTCGATTCTAGCATCGTACGATGAGTTTCCACCACTGCTAACCGGGGTAGCAGATCGCTACCTAGCGGACCTTAGAAGTGGAGCCATTGGCAATACACTTACACCACAGGGCAGCCCCTTTGGTGGAAGAATTGCAATGACACCTACATGGATGAGGGGGGTGTATGTAGAGATCCCAGATCCCGAAATCTTGGGGCCAGTTCCATTCGAACTAGGAAGCACCCTAGTTCTTACGGGAAAGCTAGTCAACTGGGTGGCTACACTAGCTTCGAGCGGGGCTAGAGAGTTTATGGCCGCTTGGGCTAATCCAGTAAAACAGCTAGAAAACAAGTTGAAGCAACTAGCCGACCTGCCAGGTATGGTAGGTGACAGTTGTACAGCGGATTTTGTAGAGCGGGGGCGTCACTCGGGGGTATATCGGATTGGCATCCAGAATATCTGGGTCCAATTCATTCTGCCCTCTGGAGCGGTTTCCAACTCTGATCTAGTGATCCGACTTTTCTTTGCATCTGGCGCCTACAAGGCTCCAGGTACTAAAGCTAAGAAGCGGGTCCCAGAATCCGAACTTCGCCTTCTAGCCTCAAGAGTACAAGCTAAACTAGAGAGGGGCGAAATTAGTGCCGACGAGGCCCGGGCGTTCCTGGACACTGTAAATAAACTAACATAAATGGAGCTACTATGGGAATCGAAGCTTACGATGGATTTGACCCCGGCCACACTACGGGGTACGCACGCATTGCTCTAGACACTAAGACCATGACCTACGAGGTCCTGGACATGGAACCCATTGCACTGAATGATGGATCGGTAGTTTCTCTAGTGATGGACCGTCCACCGATTCGACTCTTTGAGCACGCACTACGTCAAGTGGAGCACAGACTAGAGATTGACGATTGCAATTATGAACTTCGTTACCCGAGCATCGAGGATTTTATCGGTGGACTAGGCGGGGATGTGCAGAATACGGTAAACAAGATGATTGGCCTAATTATGGGCAAGTGCTTTGCACTTCGGCGCCTAGACTCGCGGCTACAGGCTCCCAAGGTGTACGTCAATTCCCAGCGACGTCGCTACCTAGTCCAGGCTCGAGAGAGCGCGTCCAAGTACAGTGCACGTGTGTCGCATCATAGTATCGATGCTCTTGCGCATGTCCTACACCGCGTTCGACAGGAGCATTCCGCAGAGTTCAGCGAGATCCGCCATCGGTAGATACCATGGAGACCACAGGGAGAGAGGCAATGAAGGAAAGAGTTGTGTTGTCTACTCCATGCGAAATTTGCGCCCTCCCTGTGGTCCCCATTAGATGTATTATCTGCCTGGCGTATGTGGGGACCGAATGCGCGCTTTTGGGTGGATGGCCTAATAGATACATTTGCAAGGTGTGCGCGATCACAGATCCGCGCGTAGGGAGAAACTGGTGGGTATTCTACGACTAAAGCGTAGAGTTGGAGACGGTACACCCTGGCGAATTGAATTCGCCTCGGATAACCCAGTTGAACTACATAGAGCACGAATTTACGCAGGGGGAGGAGGACACAGCCAGCGGATTACTTATGAACTGTCCACCAAAGTGGTGGAATGGTTCGAAGAGCAACTGCCAGAAGTCCATGTCGATACGGACCTAGACTGCTGGCGTCAACTTGTAAAAGCAAGTTCGGCAGCACTAGGACGGCTAAAGCGCGATGTAGATATTAGGGCAGACCTGGATCTACCATACGCGCACAGGTTGTACAATTACCAGACGGTAGGTGTAGCCTGGCTAGCTGGGATTAAGCGGGGGATCCTTGCAGACGAGCCAGGACTAGGAAAAACAATCCAGGGATTGGCCGCCGCGGACCTACTGGGGGCGAAGCGGGTACTGATTTTTACAGTTAACGAGACTGTACAGGCTCAATGGGCCAATACGATCCGAGAATGGGACCTGGGTCTAGTTAACAATATCACGGGCTCTAAGACAACTCGGATTGCTGGTCTAAAGCGCCCAGGCCGGTGGTATGTAGCTAGTACGACACTACTAACCACTGCTACTTCTACTCCGGAACTACGTAGCTTGCTTGAAGGCGAGACGTGGGATGTCATCATTGTAGATGAGGCCCACATGCTGCAATCACGCGATAGCAAGCGCACTAAGCAATTCATGCGTCTAAAAAGTGCTGCGGTGTTTCTACTAACAGGTACACCAGTGTGGAATAAGGGCCCGTCCCTGTGGTCGCTACTGCATATCCTAAATCGACATCGATGGTCAAGCGAATGGTCCTGGCTAGACACATTTTTCAAGATCAATACCACACCATTCGGAAGGGTGGTGGGCGATGTACGCTCTGGAATGATCGACGAGCTTCGAGCAGAAATTGCTGAAGTTATGTTGCGTAGGACCTTGAGTGAGGTCCACAAGGATCTACCGGAAGCCAGATCTGTAATGCGGGCGATTCCCCTGACACCAGATCTTTATGTAGAATACCGGAACCTCCGTCGGCTAGTTAAAACCTGGCAAGACGTAGAAATGTTTGACACGACAGTGGAAATCAGTTCCCAGACACAGGTTATCCACCTGCTTAGAACTTTTCTCAACAATCCCCTATCTAGGGGTGTGCGATCTAATCCCAAGCTAGACGAGCTAAGTAGAATCCTGGAAGAAGTGGACGGCTCGATTCTGGTATTCACATGGCACAAGGAATACACAGAATGGCTGGCAAACACAATTCCTGGAGCGGAATTCATTCATGGCGGCGTCCCTGGACCACAGAGGGCAGATCGACTGAATAGATTGCGAGACGGATCTCTACGTATCCTAGTGGCTACGATGTCATCGATCGGTGTTGGAGTTGATTTGCCTACCGTAGATGCGGTAGTTTTTATGGAGACCGATTGGACTCCGGCTGTAATTGAGCAGGCGTGGAGACGGATTTATCGCGTGACGTCCAGCGGTTTGAAATTGGTATACTTTGTGTTCTTTAAGAGCACTATTGAAGAACTGATTGTACGCGCCTTTTCTGAAAAGGCGCAACTATCAGAAGAACTAATCACACAAGCTATCTTTAAGGAGATTACATGATGAACTATGTGAACCTACTCGCTAGGGTACAGAAAATCCTACTAAATATCGAAGCCTCATTCGCAAACGAATTGATCCAATACGAGGAGGCGTGGATTGTCGGAGGAAGTGTTCTCCGCGCAATCTTGAAGTTGGAGTCGGGTCCAGACGTAGATGTAATGGTAGAGACCCATGCCGGACTCCTACGTATGTCGGAGGCTGCTATCGAGTCTGGATATTATCCATTGGTGCAGGTCTTCGATGGAGGTAAATCCAATACAGCTGGCACGCGCCTCCGATACGGACACGACAAATATCTGCCGCTGGATATTATCCATCCCGGTGATCAAAGCGACCGGCTTTCAATTACACAGATCCTAGGAGGATTTGATTTCAATGTGAGCGAGGTTGGATACTGTCCAGCGACTGACGCTGTAGTTGCTACACCGAAGGCGGCGGACGGACTATTGAATAGGACTCTGATTCAGCGTTCCACAAAGTTCGCAACTAACGTTGCCAGGATTCGTAAGTATGTTCAACTCTGTGAAACCGCGTGGGGGCAGGACTGCAAGTTGCGGTTGCTAGCACCCCTACCAAAAGAATCGGATCTAATCTTCTAGATTGGGGGAAACAATCGTGACCGAACAGAACTACGATTCTATCCGACCGCTTCTAATGGTGTCGAACTCCGAAGTAAAGGAGTTCCAGAATTGCCGCAGAAAGTGGACGCTTTCTTCATTCAATCGAAGTAACCTAGTGCCGCGGGTGCCCAATCTTAAGTTTCTAATCGGGACGATGTGTCATTATGCATTGGAACGATACCATGGATACGGTGAAGACCCAATTGAAGCATTTACGGAATACGCTCTAAAGGAACGTCAGAAGATCCATGAGAATATGGCGGGAAAGGTCCCACCAGGATTCTGGAACACTATGGATGAATTGGAGGACTTGGGCAGAAATATCTTGCAGCATTACCTGCTACACATCAAGGATAACTCGGATTATGAGTTCGAGTATGTAGCAACTGAATATGAGTTTTCAGTACCGATTCCGAATCAGTTGATTTATTTGACTGATCACTGTGGGGAATACTATCCTTGGGTGACGGAACGGTGGGGTCAAACTCCAGAGAGCCACGAGGAGTTTATTAGACTGTACACCAGTAGGGGACTGGTTAATGTAGACTTGAACCCAGATGGCACTATCCTATGTATGACTATTCCACCACTGTACGTAGGAAGACTAGACGGTCTTGTACGTGACAGGAGGGGTGATATCTGGATCATCGACCACAAGTTCATGGCACAGCTTGTGGATCGGGAAATGCTAACTCTCGATACGCAGACAGCCCGGTACGTCTGGGCTGCTACAGTTGCAATTAAGCGTGGGTGGTGGGAAGGAATTTCTCCAGACGCCCGAATCAGGGGCGCACTATATAACGTAGTGCGCAAAAAGGTGCCAAAGGTTCCGCGAGTACTAAAGGACGGAACTACATCCAAGAGCAAAATCGATACTACCTACGAGATTTTCAGATCAGTACTGGTATCTCGCAAAGAAAACCCGAATGATTTTCGCGAGATTCTCCTTAACCTGCGGGATGGGGGTAACAAGTTTTTCCAGCTACTGGAAATTGAGCGACGCCCACAGGAGCTAGACCTGATGGGCCAAAAGCTGGGATATGAATACGAGGATATGTCAAGAGTGGCGTCGGCGACTCGTGATCTATTGCACCCTATTTTGTATCCTAGTCCAAACAGGGACTGTACATGGGCGTGCTCCTTCAAGTCGATTTGTTACGTGGCTAATTGGGGCGGTGATGTAGATCACATCATTCAGGCTACCATGGTGCCGCAGAAGCGTACAGATTTGTACGCTACGCAACTAGAAGCAGAGCCAGAGGAGATTTAATGGCAGGACCTAAGAGACCCACTACGACAGCCCCCGCTGAAGCGGTAAGTAAGCTAAACATCCTGGTGTATGGGCATACAGGATCTGGCAAGACTCACTTTATTGGAAGCGCAGCTAAGGACCCCGCTTTCGGAAAGATCTTGCTGCTTTGCCCGGATCCTGGGGCACTAACCCTGGCATTCGATGCTGACGCCAATAGGCAAATCCAGGTAGCCGCGGTATCGTCACTATCAGATTTTGACGAATGGTATGCGTACCTGGCCGCAGAACGTCCGGAGGATAGAGAGTTTCAAACCCTCGCTATCGATGGTTTTACCGATGTAGCGGAGCTGGCGCTTACTGAAGCGCTAGACTACGTACACAAGCAAGATAGCAAGCGGGACCCCAACATGCCAGGTGTAGACCATTGGAATCGTGTTGGAGTGAACGTTAGGCGCATTATCCGGCGGTTCCGAGACCTGGATATGTGCTTTATCGCAACAGCTTTGGCACAGGACAAGGTTGATGCGCTCAACCAGGTGTTCACACTTCCCAGCATCGCTGGTAAGCTGGCGGCCGAACTTGGAGCCTACGTGGACATCATCGGTTACCTATATGTCGACCAGGACAAAGTAACCAAGGAAGCAGTTCGGCATCTACGTGTAGAGCGCACAGAGAAGATCCAAGCTAAGGATAGGACACGTAGGCTCCCGGCTGTGATTGATAATCCTACATTGCCGGGGATCATGAATCTAATCCAGGGCGCAGACCATCCTATGGTAGATGTGCCACAAGCTGAAATCCGCCCCAAGTTTAAGGTGGCGGATGTAAAGAAAAAGTAGTTCTATCCCAAGTAACGGAATAGCGTAGTGTAGAGCAGAGTAGAGCAGAGTAGAGCAGAGTAGAGCAGAGTAGAGTAGTAGACAACCAACAAGAGAGTAACAATATGGCCGTACAGCGCGTTTCGATGGCTGGCCCCAAGCTTCTTTCCGCCAACCACTATGATGGGAGGATCACCTCCGTCGAGATTACGCAGAAGGAAGGGTCGGAATTCCCCTGCCTGCTTGTCCACGTCGCCCTAGAGGAGGCGGACGAGCGTTCGATGCGTCGGTGGTTTTCCTATAACCCGCGGGCCCTGTGGAGCCTGATTAAGCTGCTGGAAGACCTAGACGTGGAGCACGCGGTTGCCACGGAAACCGATGAGGATGGTAACGATGTCGAGACCTTGGAGTACGATCCCGAACTGCTAGAGGGCAAGGCTTGCCTTGTCGAGGTCGGAGTCGGAGAGTACAAGGGTCGCAAGCAGAATGAGGTCGTTGCAATCCGAGCGCGGGTCTAATTCACATGGGGGAGCCAGGTCTAATCCTGGCTCCCCCTATTCATATGGAGGTGTATTGGAAACTCCGTTCATTTTTACCCTAAATAAAGGGGTAATTACATACACAACACTAGTCCCGGATGCACAACTAGAGTTCCTACAAACTGTTGTAGGAGCATATGACATCGTATTTTATGGTACTATTACCAATTCAGATGTAATCCAGTTGCTAACTCCGGCATCAATCCGAAGAGAGCATCCAATTGCAACACTAGTGGGCTGTGATATGCAGCCTAGACCGGATCTACTAATGATCCGAAAGCTGGCTGCATCCCTGTCCACAGCGGGAGGCTCCTTTCTATTCTTTCTAATTTCCCGCCTGGAAGACCGTGCAATTCTGGTGTGCAGAAACGCACCATATAAACTGTTTACCACACCAGAATATCCAACTAGAGCTTTTGTTGTAGGAGATAGGAAACCCAATAATACAGTGTATATGATAGGACCAGGTTCCAGTGGAATTGATTTTGTGGATATTCCAATTCCAATTAGGCCCGCCAGTCGTAGACTATATCTTACACAGAAATACCTGGATACTTGGCCACAGGAGGCTGGGTATAGAAGCGATCTAGATATTAAGATCACATACACGCAACTTGAATACAAATATGTCAAGCCTCCGGAAGGTCCACTGGAGATCACGGAGTTGTTGTGTAGTGCGATCAAATTTGCACAAGACCTAGACGATTTAAAGTCCATTGTAGCCGGATTTTCTTCTGAAAACCTAGACCTTCTAACGGCAAATACCCTAACGCGTTTAGTATTTGTCGTATCAGATAGGAGAATTCAACTTGAGCTCCCCATCTACAACAATCGGCTCGGATTCGAGGTTCGTTCCACTAGCTAACTGTAGTAAGTGCGAGTTGGCAATTGGGGGCGGCCCACAGGCGAAGTTTCTAGGCGGTAGTGGACCCGCTACGGCACGGATTGCAGTTGTTGGCGAATCTCCAACTATGGGAGATATCAACAGTAGACGCCTATTTACTGGTGGAGTGGGTACACTTCTAGACAACATTATGAAGCTGGCCAGCATCGATCCGAAAAACGTATACCGTGCCGGCGCCCTACTATGCAATTACAAGAGCAAGCCAGGTAAATCCGCAGTGGACGCCTGCCGAGGCAGATTGGAAGCAGAACTAGCTGCGTTGCCGAATCTCAACGTCGTAGTCGCTGTGGGCGGGTTTGCGTGTCAATCTCTTACCGGTAAGACTGCGGTATCCAAGGAGATCTATAATGTGTACTGGAATGAGGCAATTAATGCCTTTGTAATTCCCACCTACCACCCAAGCTTCGTATTCAAGAATATCGAAGCATTCGATGATGTGATGTGGGCTTTCAACAAGGCTATGTCGCTAGTACACTCTCCCAGAAGCGTTCTGGATCTACCTAAGGTTGATCTACGAATCGCACGATCGCAGAATGAGGCTTGCAGTCTTCTGCGCGAGATTGCAGAAACCTCTGTACCGACGTGGACGGCTGTAGACTGGGAAACTGATTATGCCGATCCGATGCGAGCACCAACACTAGCGCTGGGATTTTGTCAGCGACCGGGTGAAGCTATTATTATCCCCTGGGTGGGAGAAGTGGAAAACCCCGACCCGACAGATTTTGTAGCCAACGCAGAAATGATCAATTGGCTATCAAAGATCGCTGCAAACCCAAATGTGAAGATGGTATTTCACAATGGAGATTTTGACGTACGGGTCACACACTATAACGCAGGAGTAAGTCTACGCCTAGAGTATGATACGCTCCTGGCGAGCTATGCGTTGGACGAACGCGGTGGAGGGGACGATCTAGAGGGGGGAGGAGGAGGATTGCGCGTTGGCTCCCACCGACTAAAGAGCGATGCCAAGAGATATTTGGGTGCCCCCGACTGGGAGGGGGATATCAAGCAGTACCTGAAAACGCAGAATACTCGTTATTCCCATATTCCACGTCCCAGATTGCATTGCTATCTAGGATACGACGTCCACTACACACTTCTCCTTCGACAAACGCTGGCAAATCTACTTCTAGCGGAGGAACCGAGTCGACACGGGTATTGGACCCCGCACGATCGCGTAGAACGTCTACTAATTCCAGCGCAGAGAGCTATTATCGATATGGAAATCGATGGTATCATTATCAATCGTGCGCGGGCTGCGGAGAAACAGGAAGAAATGGCGGATAAGTTGGCCGATCTATCGGAACTTATTCGTGCACGAGCTATTGAGCTTGGATGGCCCCAGGAGACCATCTATCAACTAAAAATTAGATCTGCTTCGGATCTTAAGACCTTGATCTACGATTTGATGAAGGTAAAGGTTACGAAAGATCTAAGGACTAAGCTTAACGGGGCTCCAATTGACACGGAGTACCCAACTGGAAAGGACACTCTAACTAAGTTGCGAGGTAGAGATCCAGTTATCGATCATTTGCTCGAGTACAAAAGTATCGCGACTATCAAGGGTACATTTGTAGACGGCATCATCGATCGATCTGAAATCGATGGACGTTGCCATGGACAATTTGCATTGTGCGTAGCCAGAACGGGCCGGCTTGCGAGTCGAGATCCAAATTTGCAAAACCTGGAACCCTCAACCAAGGTATTCTATGAGCCAGACGACGACCTGGAACAGCCGGACGTGTTTGTCAATGGAGACTACAAACAGCTAGAAGTCAGAGTTGCGGCGATCTACTCGGAGGATCCAGCACTTATTGAAGCTACCCGCGGTGATATCCACGGCAATATCGCAAAGGAGATCTTCGCGAATATCTACCAGGATATCAATGATGCAAGCTCAATTGCACAATTGATGCTGCTGGGTACCAAACATCCTATTACAGCGCCCATGCTTGAAAAGGTGTCGCGCCTAGGATTGGTGCATGTAGCTGATTTTAAAAAGGCCTTGCGCGGAGAGGTACGAAACGCCGCCAAGCCTATCATCTTTGGAGTGATTTACGGTCGTGAAGCATTTTCATTGGCCAACGGTCCGCTACGATGTACTCCAAAGGAAGCGCAGAAGTACATTGACAACCTATTCAAGCGTTTCCCACGGCTAGCTGCCTGGCTAGATGCCATGAAGCAGGAAGTTATTGACTACGGATGGATTGAGAGCCGAACCGGCCAGCGCCGTAGATTCAACTTTATGAACGACGATGCGATCAATCGCATCCTAAAGCAAGCTGTAAATGCTCCAGTACAGGGGTTTGCGTCCGATGTCTGCTTGCAGGCATTTGTTAATGTGACCCCCAAGCTAGCAGAATTGGGCTGGGGGAAACCTAAGCTACTAGTGCACGACGCCATCGGATTCTCGCTACGGGCGGATACATTGGCTCCAGCCATGGAGCTAATCAAGTTTGAAATGGAAAATGCATTTACCCATCCACAAGTAAAACTAGAAGTGGATTTCAAGCAAGGACCGAATTACGGGGAGGCTAAATGAGCTCTGAATACGTGCCAACCATGTCTGAATACCACAAGCACTATGTAACAATGGTGCTTAAGTATCCATGGTTCGTTGTGGCCAATGATCTGGCCGGTGGCCACGCCATTGGCCTAGTCAACAAGCCGCTATCGCAGTACAATTTTAATGGCGAGCCCGATGCACAACCTCCGTATCTGGTGGTTGCAGATTTCATGCCACTAGAAACGGCCAGTTTTGTAGTTGCTCTAGCAAATGCAGATAGGTGGCCAAATGGAATTCAATAGGCTGTTGGGAGTGGAAGTTGTTCTACTTCCAGATATCTATGTGCAGATTCGTTTTCCACGCAGCAAACGTGCTAGGATTAGACGTAAATGGAAAAAGAATCCAGCCAACTGGGTCTGGAAATCTCCTACGGGAGGCAGGATTCTATTATTCGAGCATAGATTCTACATGGATATAAGTACGTACTACAAGGAATGGTACCGTATACATGGAGAAAGTGTATGAACCCGATTGTACGATGGGTGGGCGGGAAAACGTGGTTTCTACCTACGTTCAATAGCTTGGTAGAATCAACACGATATACAACGCTAGTAGAATTGTTTGCAGGAGGTCTGGCAGTATCGCTTGGCAGACAAGATGGCCGAGTACTTGCAGCAGATCCAAATGTGGGTCTAATGTCTCTCTATAGATCCATTCGGGCCGGTCGTCCGCCAAACCTGATCCAGAATATGGATCAATATAGGTACAACGACATTCGCACTGAATACAATTCGCGCGTGACTAGTACGTTACATGCGGTTGAAGATCCAAAGATTGTAGATCTATTCTACAACCTAAATAAATATGGATTCAACGGCTTATACCGGGTGAATCAAAATGGCATGTTCAATGTGCCGTGGAATAAGAAAACCACCGCACAAGCGTCTAATTGGCCTGCCTACCAAGCCCTATTCAAGGACTGGACATTTTTGGTCGGTGGTTTTGACAATATCAGGATCCAAGATGGAGATCTCGTGTTCGCCGATCCACCATATGACGATGGATTTGATACGTACATTCCGGGTGGATTTAGCTGGGATGATCAGGTACGTCTAGCCCATAAATTGGCCGCATACGATGGCCCAGTAGTGGCAACAAATAAAGCTACAGACCGCATTCTCGATCTGTACGCGTCATTGGATTTTACAGTCTCTACAATCGAGGCACCCCGGAGGCTTGCATGCAACGGAAATCGGACACCCGCTCTGGAAATGATAGCGACCCGATCTTTAAAGTAGTAGTTGTTGGACTGCTACTAATTGTACTATTCGATCTGTCCACAGGGTGGGTTCGCGTAGTGGATACAGTGGGTGAAATGGTATGCCGTTCCACTTGCACGGACTTGGGATTTCCAGAAAGTGCATTCGATGTCAATAGACACGTATGCGATTGCGCCCACACTAAGGGAGAGTTGGAATGAGACCTACAGTATACCTAGCTGGCCCAATTTCCGGTCTTTCTGGCCGGGTCGCTACACGATGGCGCGAACACGCACGGATTAAGGTCCGCGCAGCAACGTCAGATCCCTTACGGGGAAAGGATTACTTGCTGAACCGAGACAAGATTCCGCAGATGTTGAACCAGAGCATGTCAACATCCAATGCGATTGTAACCCGAGATAAGTTCGATGTAACGCACGCAGCTATGTTGCTGTGCAATTTTTTAGGTGCCCAAAAGGTATCAATCGGCACGGTATGGGAGATTGGTGTAGCTACCGCGCATGCCATCCCGTATGTAGTTGTGATGGAGCCCGATAACATCCATCGCCATCCAATGGTAACAAATAACGCCTATGCGGTATTGGAAGACCTGGAGGAAGCAATTCGATTGGTTAATCTGTTTCTAGCACCCTACCTGGAGAGTCAAAATGGATCCGAATGAGACTACGCTGCCGTCCAATCCGAGAAGTTCGGAAGTCACCATGTCGCTAAATGAACTTCGGGACATTGCGTTTCTTACGGCTACGGAACACGGATGGTGGGATAGTGACGAGGTCAATATCCCGGAGAAGCTCGCGCTAATGCATTCCGAGCTGTCCGAAGCGCTAGAAGAATATCGAGCCGGCCATCCATGTAGCCTGGTATACGAGTCGCCCACAGGGAAGCCGGAGGGATTTGGTGTTGAACTGGCGGATACAATTATTCGAATCCTGGATCTATGTGGATTCCTGGACCTAGACATCGAGTCTATCGTCCATCAGAAGATGCAATACAATAACTCGAGACCGTATAAGCATGGAGGAAAGAAGTGCTAGAAACCCAGAGTGTAAAAAATGACCAGGAAAAACCACCCTGGCATCTATTGCCCTGGGGCGCACTAGAAGAGATTGTCCGGGTGTTGGATTTCGGTGCCAAAAAGTATCGAGACCGCAATTGGGAAAATCCGGGGCTAGCCTGGCATAGACCGTTTAGAGCCGCGATCGCACATCTACAAGCATGGTTTCGAGGGGAAACCATGGACCCAGAGAGCGGTCTAAATCATCTAGCACATGCTGCGGCTAATTGCCTATTCTTGCTGGAATACGCACGCACACATCCAGAGATGGATGATCGACCCCGGCCAGGATAGGTAGCAAAAGCTCGACTAAACAACCCTCTTGGAGTGTCGGTCGAGCGCCCCATTGTGGGCGTTGAAAGGACTTTCTAGGTGGCCCCTATTAGAGCGCGCGCGGAGGGGGTATGTCCTACCCCTGCCCCCACCTCCAGCTCCGCGCTCCGACGATCGTGGACCACCCTTTCCGCGCCCACAGGGGACCGGGTGCTCGACGACCCCATCCCAGACCCAGGAACCAAATTGGCTTACAAATGCTCCATCCTATCAGATTCAATTTCAAAACGGGGGCACCGACTAACTACATTCGAGATTACTTTCCCGCGCATTGTCCTGGCGGAATTCAATACACATCGAGTCCTATCACGTAATTCGGCGTCCAGTCGAGCCATCCCTGTGGAAAAGCAGATCAAACGGGTACTTGAAGACCCGTTCATTCCTATCTACTGGGGAAAGAACCAGAAAGGAATGACCGCCAATGAGGAGCTGGACAGTGTAGCCCAGCGGATGGCTACAATGATGTGGAGGTATGCCTCTACTGCAATGGTGGGCATTGTGTGGAGCTTGGTGGCACTAGGTGTCCACAAGCAGATTGCCAATCGGCTACTAGAGCCATGGATGTGGCAGACGGTCATTGTAACTGCCACAGAATGGCAGAATTTTTTCAACCTGCGCACCGATTCAAACGCGCAGCCCGAGATCCAGAAGATCGCATGTATGATGCGCGATGAATACTACCAAAGTATCCCGACTCAACTTGAATATGGACAGTGGCATATGCCACTAGTTACACAGGAGGAGATGCAGGCGGAACCAAATCTTCCATGGAACCTTATTTGCGTTGGGCGCTGTGCTCGAGTGTCTTATCTGACGCACGACGGGATCCGTGATCCGAGCGCCGACATCAAATTGGCAGGCGAATTGCTGAAGAATGGCCACATGTCACCATTCGAACATGTGGCTAGACCGGTGGCATCCGACGGATACATTGGTAATCTACGCGGATGGGAGCAATACCGGAAAACAATTACGGGCGAAGCAGTCTGGGTTAAGGGGGCAAAATGTACAAGTTCATCAACCTAGGTTTCGTAACTAACGTAGTAGATACCAACGACGTTGTGGGAGTGGTAACGCTCGGTTATCGGCTTGTTAGCCATACACCAACTCTGGTTCCAGTCAACTGGTACGTGGATCAGTTCGAAGTAGGTGCATCTTGGTGCAATCCGGAAGATGTGCACAACTTCAAGCCGCAGCTGGGCCAAAGTCAAGCTCTCAATAGAATGCGGTCGGTCTCCATTCTAACAC